ACGTCAGAGACTCCTACAGCTGTCTCAGTACTACCGTCCCCTGTATTGGTGAACACGCCCTCAGCGGAGTCATAGGTCCATACAGTTGATGGTTCCAACGGTACTGTTGATGGTGTCTGGTTAGGTCCAACTACTCCAGCAGGTACGTCACCATTGCCTGTACTAGGCGTAGGGAATAGACCGCCACCATCGACTACAGAGCCAGTACCGCCAACTCTACCATTACCTCTAGCGCCTGCTACTGTGCCTGCGCCGCTGACTATACCACCACCTGCGTTGCTACCGCCTCCACCTGTAGCGGGTCCATCAGGTATGTTAACAGCTGTTAAACCACCTTCGTCAAAGCCTGCACCTACACCTGTTGGGTTAAACTGTGGGTTGTTTAGGCCAAACGGATCAAACGCTGTTGGGTCAAACTCATCATCAAACTCAGGTTTAGATACGTCACCCTCTAGTCTTGTGCCGTCACCACCTACGTTACGGTCTGAAGCATCTCGACCTGAACCTCTACCAAACTGTCCGTTATCTGAATTACCTCTACCTGTACCTAAAAAGCCTGATCCGCCTGCCGCCGCAGCTGGCTGTCGTGCATCTATAGTCGGTATTAGAGCCGCAGTCTGTGCTGATGTTTCGTATCTTCTAATAAGCTCAACAAACTGATCGTTGCCACTCTGTGGTGGTACTAACTCACTATCTAGTGAGCTGCTAAAGGGGTCTGGTCCAGTCTGAGGTGGTACGTAGTGCTGATCAATTAAAGACTGTACATCGTTAGCCGATATAGCTTCCGCAGTACCAGCATAGACATCGCTAACAGACTGAGCACTGATACCGTTATTTACCAGGTAAGACGCTACAGCTGACAGGCCAAAGTTCTGTAACATACTGTCTAATTTCTGTCTTAAGATCATCTATTCTACCTGTGTTAGTGTGTCAAGTATGCTACGTTGTTACCGTAATAGACTATATTGTTTCTATTATGGCTTCTTCTTAGGTTTTCTTTCCTTAGCTGCTGCTTTCTTACCTTCTGGATTATGTGTTATTAGTACAGAACTCTTCAGCTTGCTCTGCTGTGTATTCATCAGGCACCTTACACAACACAACCTCACCCTGTGAGTCTGTGAAGTAACCTTCTACATGTATTGTTCCTTTAGCGTGTGTAGCACCATCTAGTATCTGTAGAGCTGGAGTAGTGCAGCTAATCATTGTTGCTGCTAGGACTAGTAACAGCATAGTTAACATTGTATATTTAAAGTTAGGACTCATTCTTAGGATTCCAGTAAGCAGGACCACCGAAGGCTACAACAGCTTCATAGTACTTTAACACTCTACGTCTTCGTAGTGGCTTAAGTCGTTTACCTATGAAGCTAGTTTGTCCTTCTATTAGTCTAAGCATGTTATTTAAAAAGACCATATCAGCTTCTTCTTTATCTAGCTGTGTTAGTCCTACGTAGTACATCCAATCGTGCACGTTACAAGCTGGCGTTATCGACAATCCCCATACAGTATCGGGTATGAAATCAAACTTAGCTTGAGCTGAGCCACACCCATTACATATAAGTTCTATCTCACCATCTGAAGCGTTCTTATATGACTGTGGTGCAAACAACTTAATCATCTTTCTTGTTCCTATTTCTAAAACTATGTACGCCTAGTATTACGGTAACACACGCTGCTGCAAACACGCCTAAGTCTGCTAATATGCTAGTCCATAACGTTAACTCTTGAGCGTTGACGGTGATTCCTAACACTGTGGTTGACACTCCAGACACCATAGTTTTAACCTGGGCTGGGTCATGGATTAGATTCTTTATCATCCTATTCACCCACTGCAAAGAAAGACCTTCTAAATGGAACCCATGCGTTGTAGACAGTGGCAAAGTTGTCAGCTGTGATAACTAAGTTGTTGCCATTCTCGAAGCTGAATCTAGTTGACGCAAACGTTCCGCCCCCTGCTGTGGTCATTGAGTAGTCTAAGCCTACAGCTGTTAGTCCCATCTGATCAGCCTTAGTAGCCGAACACATAACACCTAGTATTTCTATACCTGAGACTTTTAAAGCCTCTTCTTCTGCTAATGCTTCGTTAGCTGCTAGTTTAGCCAGGTACGCTGCCTCATGCTCTGCCTTGGTGGTTGTTACGCCATTATCAACAGTGTCAGAAAACATGTCCTGCTCAATGTATCCCTCAACCCAATTACCCTTAGCATCCTGCACCGGCGCGGAAATTTCTACAGTCTTGAAAATACCTGAAGGCAGCGGTGGGTCAGCAGGCCAAATACGGTCATAACCTAACTCGTTAAAGGTGTCCACAACAGTGCTAAAGGACGTCCCTCTATGTAGTTGTTTGATCTGCCTACCTAGGATAACCTCACCTGTTTTTCTATCTCTATACTCACCCATTTGTTTTTCCTAAGTTATACGTCATCTGAATCATCAGGGTAAGTTCTGCTCTCACCCCACACTACACGAACCGCCCCAGGACCACCTGTGCCGTGAGTTCCTGCTTGTTCTCTACCACCGTTACCGCCGCCGCCGTAACCACCGCCTACTCCTGTCCCCAAAACTCCGGTTCCGTCTGTTCCATTGCTTCCTGCATTGCCCTGCGTTGATGACGCTGCCCCGCTAGTTCCTTTAACTTTGATGCCCATGCCCCCAGATGGATATGATTTCATACCGCTAGATGCACCCCCGCTAGTACCACCATTACTAGAACCTCCAGCTTGACTTGCATCAACACCGGCGGCACCGGTACTTCCCCAACTTGCCGGAGCGCCGCCGCCACCGCCTGCATTATCCCCTCCAGTCAGGTCGTAAGCACCGCCGCGCCCACCTGTATGGGCTGTTCCTCCCACGGCTACCGCTGTGCCTCCTACTCCGTGGCTATCATAACTCGCGGCGTCACCGCCTTTATTTGCATAAATCGTATCATCGCCGCCGCCAACAAATTCGCTTTTAGTATCATTAATAGTAATCGTTATATCTTCGCCAGGTGTTACTGAAATTGCATTTTTAAAACAAAAGCCAGCACCACCACCGCCGCCACCGCCGAACGGGTAATCAGTGCCTTCAAACTCTATCACCGTTCCGTCATGCCCATCGCCACCTTTTCCAATGCAGGCAACATTAATCTCTGTGACACCTGTTGGCACAGTGAAAGTGCCGGAAGCCGTAAACAGCTCCTGCCCAGGATCTGCACTAGTAGATACTGTACCTTTGCGTACCAGAGTCATTATTTGCTATCCGTGCTGGCTGCTATGCCATGCCAAATAGTACCACCATCCACCGTTAGAAAAACTAGTATGTCAGTTCCAGCAGCTGTTAGGGTAGGAGCCGCTGCCCCAGCCCAATCAACACTAGCAGGCCAGTTTACAGTCTGTGAACCCCCATTAGTTAGGTATAGAGTGAATCCGCAAGCCGCACCGCTAGCTGTAGGGTTGTCAAATGTGAATGTGTTAGCTGAAGTGTCTACTGTAGCTGTGACAGAGTTGCCTAGCGTTAGGTCAATGCTTTGTGTGCCGCCACCAGTTGAGCCAATAGCATTAGTGACTTCGCCGTAGTCTAGTAGGTTAGCTCTTTGCAGGATGTTGTCTGCAAAGTTTTGAGTTGCTGTAAATGTCTGTGCTACGTCTAACTTAGCTGTATCTGCGTCATAGGCTTGTACGTCTGTGCCTACTTCTAAACCTAAATCAGCTCTAGCTTCAGCGTAGCTCCTACCCTCTATTGTATTGCCGTCTGTGAAGCGTACAAAGTCGTTAGTTACTGGCGTACCTGATAATGTTAGCGCGCCTATATCTACTACTGTAGCGTCTACGTAAGCTTTAATAGACTGCTGCGTGGCTAACGCTGTAGCGCTATTGCTACCCATAGCGTCTTCGTCTAAAACTGCTGTAACTGTAGCGCCACTAGCTAATACAAAAGAGCCACCAGTAATCAAACCAGAAGCTGTAGCATTAGCTACGCTTACGTTACCTGTGGTTGTTAGGTTCTCGTTACCAAAGCTAATAGCCCCGCTAGAGTCTGTGATGCTGCCGCTAGTAGCTGTTAACGTACCACTAGTTAAATCGTCTGTCCACACCTTAGCCCACCGTACACTGGTAGAGCCTAAGCTGTCTGTTGAATCTGTGTCAGACACAATGTTGCCGCCTACTGTAACTACACCTGATGTAGTCAAAGCAGCTAAGTTTACTGTGCCTGTGAATGTGGGGTTAGCTAGATCAGACTTTGATGCTATAGCTGTAGATATGTTATCATATTCTGTATCGAACAAGCTGCCTAGTATCTTCTTAGCTGCGTTGCCAGAAGGTAGACTGTCCTTTGCTGTGAAGTTTGTAGTCTTTGAGTAATTAGCCATGTCTATTCCTAGTACGTTATAAAAGCTCCCCTGACCCGTTAGAGCCAGAGGAGGTATTAACTAGCTAGACTTTAGCTATTAACAGCTATTGAAACACCAGCTTCTTTCTGCATCTCATGGACGCCATAGATAGTATCAGCTGTAAACAAATCAGACAACCATTCCTGCTTGTACTGAGTCTGTGAACGAACATCTAACTGTGTAACCAGTACGATAGCATCTGTATGCGCCATCAAACTAGATACGACACGGCCACCAGCTGTGTTCTCTGCGGCTGATTCCATCTCTGGGCAGTTGTTAGTCATATACACCTTAGTTCCGTATATGTCACCGAACATGCCGTTAGTTACAGGACGACCATCTACATAGTCAGCACTGACGAAGTCAGCAATGCCTAACATAGTTGCCTTAACTGAAGGCGGTATGATCCAGAACCGATCAGACATAGGTACGTCATTGTCGTCTAGCTCTTTAATCATAGCCAAGATCACAGCCTTAGTGATTACATCGGCTGCAACAACTGTATCCGCAGCGTAGGCTGTCAAGCCTGAAGATGCGTCTGCATAGAAAGAGTTACTATGAACCCAATCCGAACCTGCACCGTTATCATCACCTAGATACTTAGCACGTTCTAGAATAGACGTATCCACCTGCTTAGCTAGCGCGTAACCAGCATCGGCAGTGTAGAACTGACGTAGACTATCTTGTGCTTGAATCTTTGTAATATCCTCAATTTGACGAGAGTATTCAAAGTGCTGATCAATCAAGATAGCAATATCACCCTCAGTCTCCTGCTGGATAGTGACTGCTGTGTTAGCAGCCTTCGCTGTTGCTACGCCACGGATAGGAGAAGGCACATGAATCGTGTCTCCTTTCTTACCAGTCATGCTCATAGCACGAACTAGTGGTGCAGCTACTAGGTTATTTTCATACTCGACCTGAATCTCATCAGACCAAATCTCAGGGATAAATGTTGCAGCTGATGTATTATCAACTGTACCGCCCTGTGCTGGATATACGCTTGTAGTCATGTTTACTTTTCCTTGTACTTACATTTAAGTTATCAGCGCATTGATCCTACTACTGTACTCTGCCTTCAGTATACGCCTTACGTATCTGGGGTAACATTTCCTTATAGCGTCTCGGATCATCACGTTGTAGTTTTCGGATGTCGGCTCGATAGATTACCTTGCCAGTGCGTGAACTCCCACCACCACCTGTAACGCTTCCTGTATTAGCTGTGCTTACGTTACTTGTAGTTGCTTGCGTCTTCGTAGGCTGAGAGGCTGTTTTAGAAGCCTTTATCTCTTTGTAGTCTGACAATAAAGCATCACCTGCATCTACGTCATAGGTTTTGTCTGCCTTTAACAATTCTGCTTTACGGTGTTTAGACTTGTTGATCCACTCCATGAACTCAGGCTAAGCAAATATCTTGTCTACATCTGGATGTAACTCTAAGAGCGTTGCTTGTCTGTTCTTCCTGTCTTGGTTCTCTGAGTCTTCTTTAGCTTTAAGTAAAGCTGGGTGCTTGTCTACTACAGCTTTCATAGCTGCTTCAGGGTCCGCGAAGAAATCTACGCTTTCCGCTGAATCACCTTCTGGGTTACCATCAGGCTTTGTTGCTGGTTGATGAAGATTCGCTTCTATAAGTTTATCGACTGCACTTCGTAGTTCGCCTACTTCACTACCTTGTCGTCCGATCAAAAACTCAGCTTGTTGGTGCATCTGCACTAACTCAGCCATTGTCTTGTTCTGGTACTTCTCAGGTACGACCTCTTGCTTCGGTGTTTCTTCAGCAGCGTTAGGTGTGGACTCCTCAGTCCCATCTGCCGACAACGAATCAATACTGTCCGTAGGTTTATCCTCTTCCGCGTCTTCGCTCTTTATATAATCTTCAATTTTAGCCATCTTAAAACTCCGTGTCTGCTGACATTATGG